CCGTAAGGCAGACATTGAAGCCAAGAAGAGTCGTAACGCTGTAGGAAGACCTCCCGGAGAGGCCGCTAGGATAAAAGAATTCTATGCTCGTTTACTGTCAACCAGTGGCGAGAAAGTAATTGAGACTGTCCTTCGTAAGGCGATGGACGATGGTGATAAGGATCAGGTGGCCTGTCTTAAGATGTGTATCGATAGGCTCTTGCCCCTAAGTCACTTTGAAAAGCAGGGACAGGGTAGGTCTAACGCAATACAGGTACAGATTGTTACCACTGGTACACCCCAGATAGCTGCCAGAGAAACTGAGCAGATTGACTATGAAGTAGTGGATATGGAGGACTCTAGTGGCGAATCTTAGAGTCGAACTACATCCTAAGCAGACGGAAGTATTTAATGATAATCACCGTTTTAAAGTGGTTGCTGCAGGACGAAGATTTGGAAAGTCTCGCCTTGCTGCTTGGACCCTCATCATTGAGGCATTAAAATCTAAAGAGAAGGATGTCTTCTATGTTGCTCCAACTTTTCAACAAGCTAAAGACATTATGTGGACGGTTCTTAAGGAACTTGGACATGAAGTTATCAAAACTGTACACGAGAATACGGCGGTAATAACTTTAGTAAATGATAGAAAAATTTACCTTAAAGGATCTGATCGTCCTGATACTATGCGTGGTGTTGGTCTTGCTTACGTTGTAATTGACGAGTATGCGGATATGAAGCCGCAAGTGTTCGAGCAGATCCTTAGACCAGCACTGTCAGATGTAAAGGGTGGAGCACTGTTCATTGGAACCCCAAAGGGCAGGAATCACTTCTACGAGTTGTACCAGATGGCCCAAAAGGATGAAGATGAAGATTGGTCCTCGTTTCACTTTACTTCTTTTGATAACCCTCTTCTCGATCCTAAAGAGATTGAGGCTGCAAAGAAGTCAATGTCTTCCTTCAGTTTTAGACAGGAATACCTTGCTAGTTTCGAAGCCGCCTCCTCAGAACTCTTCAAGGATGAGTGGATACACTATGTTGACAGTGATGATGTTCCTGACGATGGGCAGTACTATATTGCTGTGGACTTGGCTGGTTTTGAAGATGTAAGTAAGCAGGCTAGTAATAAAAAGAAGCATCTAGATGAATCTGCAATAGCTGTGGTTAAGGTTACTCTAGATGGATGGTTTGTAGATACTATAGTGTTTGGACGATGGGATATCAAAGAAACCGCCAACAAAATATTAGAAACAGCAAGAAGCTACGATGTGCGGCTAGTAGGTATAGAGCGGGGAATGGCACGGAACGCCGTACTCCCGTACCTACAAGACTTGATGAAGAAGAAGTCGTTTTTCATCTCAGTGACAGAACTGACACATGGCAACAAGAAGAAGACGGACCGAATAGTATGGGCTTTACAGGGACGCTTCGAGCATGGAAGGATTAAGCTAGTTAGAGGCGAGTGGACTAAGCAGTTTGTGGATCAGCTCCTTAACTTCCCTAACAGCGCGGTACATGATGACTTGATTGATGCCTTGGCCTATATCGATCAGATTGGCATCACAGAGTTTACTGACATGATGGAAGATGACGAGTACGAACCCTTAGACACAGTATCAGGATACTAGGAGCTAGCATGGAAATTAAGATGATGGAAGAAGAAGAGATGGTTCCCCTTAACTGGGACTCTCTGATCACTAATGAAGGCGTATTCGAGGCTATTAAGGAAGAGTTAGATGCTCTGTCCCCCTATTGCATGATGAAGATTATCACTGCAGCTAAGGGAGAGGGTCTCAAAGACGCTCAAATCTTTAAGCCTATGACTAAGGAAGTAGAAGTCGAATACGAAGAACTAGAAGAAACAGACCCTTTCGGTGACACCACTAAGGACTAAACATGGCTGATTTTAAAGAAGACCCAGTATCTGAATCAGATAAAGACCTAGTAGCCTTTATTATTGATCATTGTGATCGGTGGAAAGAACACCGTGATAACAACTATCAGGCTAAGTGGGACGAGTATGAGCGCCTCTACTACGGCGTATGGTCTGACGAGGACAAGACTCGTGACTCAGAGCGCAGTAGGCTTGTGTCCCCAGCTATCCGTCAGGCAGTGGAGAACAAGACCTCAGAGATCATTGAGGCTACCACAGGGCGTGGTGAGTTCTTTGAGTTAGAAGATGATGCTGCTGACCAACAAGAGATGGACGTTGAGATGGTTAATAGGCAGCTTCACGATGACCTAAAGAAAGACAAGGTAGACAAGGTATGGGCAGAAGTTAACCGTAACGCTGAAGTCTTTGGCTTAGGTGTTGCTGAGATCCAAATCAAGTCTACTATGGAATTGCAGCCTGCTATGCAGCCTATGCCCGGTGGTATGGGTTCTGCTATTGGGGTAATGGAAGCAGAGCGTGTGTCTGTCCCTGTCAAGTCGGTGCATCCTCGTAACTTTGTTTGGGACCCTAACTCTGAGACAGTTGATGACAGTCTTGGTGTAGCTGTTGAGGAGTACACTAGCCTCTTTAAAGTAGTTAAAGGGATTGAAGATGGGATCTACAGAAAAGTTAATATTGGTCCTGAGTTTAGTGATGCTGATCTCATCCCAAATCAACTGGACTCACTCTACCAAGAAGATAAGGTACGAGTCCTTCGCTACTACGGGTTAGTTCCTCGTGAGTACCTAGAGGATCTAGAGAACGAAGGTGGTGAGGTAGCTGACCTGTTCCCAGAGGACAGCGATGCCGACAAATACGCAGACATGGTGGAGGCTGTAGTTGTTATCGCTAACAACCAGTACCTGCTCAAGGCAGAAGCCAATCCATACATGATGAAAGACCGTCCTATTGTGACCTATGTACCTGAGAAGGTATCAGGTAGATTAGTAGGTATGGGAACCGTGCAAAAGGGCTACAATATGCAAAAAGCTATTGATGCCCAGCTCCGTAGTCATCTGGACTCTTTAGCACTGACTACGGCTCCTATGATGGCAGCAGATGCTACAAGGCTACCCCGTGGTGTGTCTTATAAGGTTCAGCCCGGAAAGACCCTGCTTACTAACGGTAATCCTAATGAGATCCTCTTCCCATTTAAGTTTGGATCTACTGACGCTGGTAACATCCAGACTGCCCAGCAGTTTGAGGTGATGCTACTTCAGGCTACAGGAACCCTAGATAGTCAGGCGATGACCCGCTCTGTGGCTCAAGGTGATGCTGGTGGAGCTTCCATGTCCCTTGCTATGTCTTCTATCATCAAGAAGAATAAGCAAGCACTTATGAACTTCCAAGATGACTTCTTGATACCTCTGATTAAGAAGGTAGCCTATCGTTATATGCAGTTTGACCCAGAGCGTTACCCATCTAGGGACTTCAGATTTACCGCTGCTTCCACCCTTGGCATGGTAGCTAGGGAGTATGAGCAGCAACAGTTCATTGGACTACTCCAAACCCTTGGACCTACCAGCCCTGTACTGCCCTTAATCTTAAAAGGCATCATCAAAGGCTCCAGTCTGTCCAATAAAGAAGAGTTGGCAACAGCTCTTGACCAGATGAACCAACCCAATCCAGAAGCTCAGGCTATGCAGCAGGCTCAGATGCAGGCGCAGATTCAACTGGTTCAGGCTCAGATCAATGAGCTTAACTCTAGGGCTGCAGAGTCTCAAGCCGATGCTCAGGAGGCAATGGCTAAGGCGCAAAAGACTATGGTTGAGGCTCAGCTAATGCCAGAAGAACTACGGGCTAAGGTTATTCAGTCAGTGTCCGCTAACTTAGACGGTTCCAACCAAGGGGAGTTTGAGCGCCGTGCTAAGGTAGCTGAACTTATCTTGAAGGAACGGGAGATTGAGACTAAGGAAAACATTGTTGAAGCTCAAATGAATAGAAAAGTTCAATAAGTACTTGACAAATTAAGAAAAGTATGGTATAATAAATTATATGTTGTAGAAATACAACACAGTCCTAGATAGGAGAAACTGTGGATAAAGACATTCAGGAGTATTATGAGGCTAGGTTTGACATGATGGCCTCCAAAGGATGGAAAGATTTTATTGAAGACAGCCAGAAAATGCTGGATGCCTACAACAAGATCGAAAGATTGACTGGTGTTGAGGACTTACACTACGCCAAAGGACAGTTAGATATCCTAAACTGGGTAATAAACCTTAAGCAAACTTCGGAAGAAGCCTATAGGGAGTTAACAGATGAAACGGATATTTC